AAGTATAAAATACCGATTTGATACAGTTTTTCGGCTCTTTCCTCATCTCGTGAGCCGTTTAGTATAACGGATTTGCGGAAAAGTACCTCAAACTGATTTTTCATATTTTCAACAGAACACTTACCTGTAAAGAAGTTTTCAAGGACTTTATGACAAACTGTGCCAAATTGCCCATAAATATTCTCAATACCTTCTTCGGCGTCAAGATATTTTAATCTCCACTCAAATGGGCATTGAGTGAATGTTTTTAAATTGCTAAAGCTCCAGTTTAAATCATCAAGAATAAAATCATATCCGTTCAATCAATCACCCTTTCTCTACTGCTATATAGTTCTTCCCATACTTGCAAGCCATTGTCTATCGGGGATTTCTTTTCACTAGGATCACCAAGCAAATTTTTTGTGTCATTGATATAATAAAGATTAGTAAATCGTGACAACAACTTCATGTTGTCATTATAATAATCCTCAAGTTTTTTATCTTTATCAAAAGCAATAACCACATCACAATGAAATCCTAATATCAATTTGATCTGTTCGTATGTTAATGCCGAAGTTTCTGCGGCGACTTGATTTCGCATTCCTAGTTGAAATGCTTTCATACAGGATTTAATGCCCTCAAATATAATCATCTCGCCTTTTTCTTTTACATACTTTTGTGCCTTATTTAATTCCTGCAAATAGTCCATACAGCCAACTTTATAGTAATTAATATACTTCGGAATATTTAATTTTTTATATTCCTCATAAATTGTGCGACCCTTTACGTTTATGAGGTTGCCATGCAAATCGTATACTGGATAAACAATCCTATCACGCAATGTATCATATCGAATGTTATACGCATCAATTGTTTTTGAATTTATACCCTCTTCCTCCCATAGTTTAATTGGGCGTTTATCGTACTGATTATAAACGTCCATGTCAAGTATGGGATGGACAAATGGTTTCGCACGTTTGATTGGTTTGTATTCTTTAAATACTTTAATTGTGTCAGAGACTTGTTGTCTCACAACAGAAATATTACCAAAGTCGGCCGCCATGTCTACTGCGGTTTGATATGAAGTCTTATGAAACATTTGAATAAAGGCGATAAGATCGCCAGATGCATGGCAGCCGAAGCAGTGATAACGGTTTTTAGTTGTGTCAATTTTAAACGAAGGTGTCTTTTCATCATGAAAAGGACATAACCCCACAAGCGTTGTGCCGACTTGCTTAAGATCTATGTATTGTTTTATATAATCCTCTATCCGTATATTTGACTTTATATTTGCAATAGTTTCAGGACTTATATCTTTCTTCATAATTTCCTCTATTAAAACGGTTCTATAGCTGTGGCATGCTGTTTTTCTGTTTCGTCTATACGCATCTTTGAACCGTCAAACACAAAGTCTATATATTCGCTGTCGTCCATTTGCTCGCCAAGTCTGTTTAAAGATATGTTGAGCCTGTAGTTTCCACACTCTTCACCGTCCATGATAATTTCATCACTTGTTTTATTACGCCATGACATACTTACCGAAGCGTATCTTTCAAGTTTATCGGAATCGGCAACTTGGTTCTGCCTATTTAACTGACAGGCCGCAAGAACGGCTAACTCCAAAACTCCCGCAACTTCATTTTTCAAGAAATCGCAACGACCGCCTAGTTCGTTATACAGTGCTGACGAGTCAAGTGTGTTGCCTTTCATATAATCAAAAATTACAAATTGTAAGCCAATTTTATATTTAAGGATATTACATATTGCATAGATTTCTTCATTGGTAAACTGCGGATTATAAATATGCACAAATGGCTGTTCCTGTATCCAAGATTTTGCCTCTTCTATCTTGGCACTTTCCTCTTCATTGTAAAGCCCACTTTTAACTTTCTTTAATTCTACACCTGAAATGTTAGCTATCATTCGTTCTAGGAATAGTCTGTCTGCCATCTCCGTATCAAAATACACAGTTGGGATTCCCATTCTTAACTTGTGAATTGCCTCATTCATCATAAAACAACTTTTGCCCATTTTCATTCTCGCCTTTAGCAAAACCAATTCCGTTGTCTCATAGGTGAAATAATTATTGATAGTAGGAAATTTTGACGGCAATCCGAACATACCATTGTCTGTACGTCTTTGGAGCACCTCATCCCACAATTCTCCAATCTTATCACCAAAGATTTCAACCGAGTTTGTTGCCAAAAACTTCTCAGTAATATCGCCGATGGACTTATATACCTTATTATTAAGTTGTTCTAAGTCTATTTCGTCATTGTAACATTCCCCAGATAATTTAGATAACAGTCCGTGAAGTTCACGTTTAAAGGCAAACTCCATTACTTTATTAACAAGCATATTGTATTCCGAAGAAGACGATCGTGATATTGTAGAACTCAGTTCAATAAATTCTTGCATATCTTTTACGTTAAATTTTTCGGTCATACGTTTAACTGCCTGATTGGTATTAATCATACTCTCAATATTAAAGGCATCTATCTTGTCAACACCCTTTTTATAAAGCTCCTGAATAGCCCAATAAATACATCCGTTTTCTTTATTGTAAAAATGATTTGGCTTCAAATGGTCGCTTTGCATAATAAATTCGGGGTGATGTACAAGTGTGGCAACAATACCACTTTCTGCTTCTTTGTCATAAAGAGCTGTTCTAATACTGCATACCCCCTTTACTTAAGAATTTTATTAAAGCCTTTTTTATTTGGCGGCTTTGATTTAAAGGTGGTAGATGATGTCGAGATATTATCATAAGGCAATTTTATAGAAACAGAATTTTTCTCATCTTTATATCTATCATACGCTTCCTTGAATCTTCTATCGTTAATCAGATAGTGTAAACCATAAGGTGATTTTATATTCTTTATTTTCATCTTGAGGTTATATTGTAAAGCAAATAATAGATATCCGCTGTCAACGTTCTTATCAAATACTATATTATTAATTGCCCCACGCAACTGTTTAACAACAACAGAGGGATCTATTATTTCAATATAGAGCTTAATAATTTTGTTTATATTTTCTCGTTCGGCAAAACATTCTCTATGATAATATAGCCCTTTGCTCAATATCATTTTGTTGGCTGGAAGTTTTTTATCTGCAAATTTACAGTGAGCATATCTGCAACAATAAACTTTCTCTTTCATTATTTTTCAACACCAGATTCAAGTAAATACGTTGCCTCTAAAGCGGCTTCATGTAATGCTACGACAATAGGGTAATATTCCATAGCTTTACCCAGAGCATTATAGTTTTCTTTTGGTTCCGAAAAACCCATATGCCAACGTATTGCATATTTTTCTTCCGCTGTCAACTTCATAAACTCCATAATCATCATTACCGACTTTTCACCGTGTCCATAAGGGTTCTTGTCGTCGATAATATAAAACGGATATTTCTCCCATACACCATCTTCATTTTTACGGTTGCGCATTTCAACAGCATAGAAATTCGCCTTACAAATATCGTGGAGCAAGGATACAATAATTATAGTATCTTCTCTCGATAGCGTAGATTTCCAAGTCTCTGTTTGGCTTTTTGTCTCCAACATTTTGTATACATTCATAGAATGCTGTAGCAGACCGCCTGGGCACGAGGAATGAAATCTTGTGCTTGCAGGCGCAGAAAAGAAATCTGTCTTGAGTTTAAGATAAGCGATCAGTTTATCTATTCCCTCTCTATGGGTCGATAAAAGCAAACTTTCAAACTCTTGTGCAAGCTCATTATTTATTATTTCTGCCATTTTATTACCTCCTAAAAAAGAAATCAGGTAGTCTAAATTAATAGACTACCTGTAGTAATGATTATTTGATTAGAATGGGAGGTCGTCCTCATCGATCTCTTGTGGCTTATCAGCCTGCTTAGATTTATTGACAGTCTTGTCGGTAGTGTTATTGTTATTACTCTTCGTTCCGTGTTCTAAAATGTCGAAATCAAAAGTTGTAATCTGCATCCACCATTTTGAATTGCCTTCCTTATCTTTATAGGAACGATTAGTAAGCTTTGCCTTATTGATATGAATTCTCTGACGGTCTTTTAACTGCTTTGCTTTTTCAAGAGCACCACCAAGAAAAACAATGTTCCATGACGAGTTTATGTAATCACCATTCTGGTTTTTCTCGGAAGTCGAGTATCTTGCCCTAACTACCTTTTCTTCAACTTTTGACTCGAAAACTGTTCCATAAGATTCTGTAATAAAAATCATTTGCTAACACTCCTTTATAAAATGTGTTTATTTATAGACAAATGTGTAATATTATACACATTGTTCTAACCAATAAATTTTATTAAATTTCCAAAGTAATCTGCATTTTCGTGCATTTACTTTCTTGCAATGTTTAGTTTTTGATTGAAAATTTAAAACCAATTGTTCTGGATATAAAGCAGTAACGTATCCTGTATGAGTTTCTCCGTTTTTATATGTATAAGAAACTAAATCTCTATGCCTAATTCCTAACAAATTATTAGTTTTCGCCTTTGATTTCCTTCTCATTGGTTTAATAATCCATTCTTTCACATCACAATTATCAGGAATACAATCTGTAACACATATGGCATCATTGCCGTGGGATTTTTCCATATTCCATTCAATACGTTTATTAGCAGTTTCACCACCATTGGTCAGATGTAATGAACCCAATTCAGAAATCTTTTCTCTTAAATAAGTTTTCCCCTGCATCACATGCATTGCATAATCAAATCTTTTTGGTTTAGATTTAATCATATTAAAATACCTGTCTTCAAAATCCCGTTCCCTGCCTTCTGTTTTCTGATGGCAGCCAGAGCAAAGTGTAATCAGATTTCCAATGGTATCTGCTCCACCATATTTTCTTGCCCTGATATGGTGTACTTCTAATACACAATTGGATTTTCCGCATTCTTGACATCTGCATTCATCTCTCAGGATAGTCGCTTTTCTTAAATTTTCATCCAAACGGTTAGATTTCTGATACTGCCATCTATAAGGTTTATAATCATCTGTCAATGCACGAATATCTATGCAAACATCTTCAAGATGATATTCCTGAATATTAACCCACTTATTAAGCTGATATAATACCCTTAAAATAGCGTCTTTCTTTTGTTTGATACTTGGCGCTAATCTACAAGTTCTTTTAGAAGATGAACGGTTATTAAATCTGGCTTGCCTGTATCTTTTATGATAACGATGATAACGTCTATGTCCACGTCTTACATCCATGAGATGCTTTACATCCTGGCGTTGCTCAATTGTTCCTTTAAAAACCACTTTGTTTTTGGTAGGACATTTCTGAACAATGGCGAGACCAACATGAGCGGAGCCGTCATCTATGCCGCAAACTATATGACTTTCATCGTCTTCATCAGATTTAACTTCTTTTTCTAATTGTATCACCATAGGATATTTGCTTTTTAATTTAGCTCTGCTCTTTCTGACCAGATACCAGCCCTTATTCACTTTTGTCGGTGTTAATGGCCGATTGTTTTTATCAACCACAAAACAATATTCAATTCTATTTTCCATCTCTGGATACCTTCCTTTCGGAGTAATTTTCGTCTTGCCAATGTCGGAGAGGGTATATGTGTTTCTCTGTTATCTATGCAGGACATTAGCATAGTTTCTTGATTGGCACTCACAGAGCTTCAGACTGACGAGCACATCTGAAGGTGTGTCTTTAACCTTTTCTCTAACGCAGTTCGTATCTGCAACATATCTTTCGATAACAGCAGTCACTGAGGCTTGAAACCTGTTGCTAAGCAAGTGTGAACAAGAAATGTAATCATACATTTGTCCACTTATTTACACTTTTGTCTATAAAATAAACCGCTTAACAATT